GGATAGTGCCGTCACCATCCTCACACTCGTGCATGAATCGAACCCCACCGCAGCACTGGCACTCGCCATCGAGTACGCACCCGGTGCGCTCGCGCAACTCGTACTCCATGGCCGCAACCAGTGTTTCAAGGATGTGATCCTGCAAGTTATCCATGCTGTTGTCCTCCATCGCATGGTGTGGTGGGAACCCCGTGTTCCCACATTCATATTACCACGAGGGGCTGGGGTATGTCAATCACTAATGAGATTAGATGATACATGTTATAGGGGGATCAGGGCCGGGGCACTGGCGATTGGTGTGTCATTAGTGGACGGGGCGCCGGTGATGTTATTGCGACAGGTGCCTGACAATGACATTTTTTATGACACATCGGTAATCAGTAAACAGCCATGAAAGGGGGGTAAAAGTACAGATATAGTAAGTAAGTAGTATATGTGTCAATGACAGTCTAAGGGGGGGAGTTAGTGGGATAGTAGTCTCATAACCCCCCTACGCGCGTGTGGATTGACACATCGATAGTCGGGTGTTGGTGGTCTCATTGGTAGATTTGGCGTGGTGATGGCTGGGCCGGGGGTGGGTATCGACCCGAACGATGTCAAGCCGGCCGCGCGTGCGCGTGGATCTGGGCCGGGGTCAGGGCCAAGGCCAGCGCCAACGGCGGGAACGTGGGTCACCCACATTCCCGCCATGGCCTGCAGGGCTGGCGAGGTGGGCACAATGGCCATTGATGGGCTATGTGGTGCTGATCTCGTGGTGTTGAGCGTGGTGCTGGGGCCATCGGTGGGGGGGGTTGGTCTGGGGTCTGGGAGGCGATGAGGTCGAACGGGACTCCGATCCAGTCGTTTTTTGCCACACCCCCCGGCCCTCCGCGGGCCGGGACTCCAATCTACCCCGTCCACCACGAATCCTAATTTCCCATAATGCACATGTGCATAGCATGACACTCAGATGGCACTCACGGTTGGCACTCAAGTGTCACTTGACGCATCACCCCCTTGACAACTTCCACCCAGCACCCCACACTGCTGGTGAGATAGGAGATCCCTGGTGCCAGCAGCCAACGCCAAATTCAAAGCCGAACTCAAGGCCGCAGGGCTGTGGGTAGACTTCACAACTCGTCGCGATGAGCTGAAGGGCCAGGGCCTCCATCCCCGCGAAGCGGCAGCACAAGCCACCGAAGAGATCCAGTTCCGGCTGGACAAGTGGAAAGCCGACAATCCCGATGCCATGTCTTCCCCTTCTTCGGATGGGAAGGCCGAGGTTCCTCCCGACTCGGACTGCTGCCCCGACAAGGAGGAGCCTCACTTTGACGCCGAGGCCTACGCCGAGTTCATGGCGAAGGAATGCGACATCGTGGAGGCGATTCAGTGGGTGGCGAAGAATCTTGAGACCCCGAGCAGCGTAACCGCCATGGACGCCCCGAGCGCCGAGGCCTGGGGGATGCTTCAGAACTACTCGTTCTCCCCGAGTCGCAAGTTCGACTTCTGGGACAAGGTGTTTACGAAGCTGATCCCGAGCCGGGCGACTATCGAGAACAACACCAATGTCTCGGTGGACGGTGCGAACGTGATCGACGCCTGTGACCGGTTGGTTGGGATCAAGGCGGGGGCCGAAGCATGACCCTACTAAAATGCTCGAAGTGTTCCGGCGAGGTCCGGGTACATGAGAAGATTGACAGGCCGGGCTACTTGGCCTACAAGTGCTATGGTTCGTGTGGCGCCTACAAGGAGGAACGCCGTCACAAGAGCCAGGTCGTCTGGATAGCGTTCCCCGAAGGAGACAAGTGATGGCGAAGGCAGCGGAAAAGAAGGACGGGGCCAAGCCTGCTCCGAAGAAATCTCTCGAGAAGGCCGGGAAGGTCGATGTGAACGCCCTGCAGGCCCAGGTCGATGCGTTGCTGGCCGAGGCCGGCGACGATGGCTTCTGCTTGAAGGCCCGTGCGGCCCGCAAGATCGAGAAGGCCATTGACTTCATCGCCCAGGACGAAGCCTCCGAGTAGACCGGTGTGGCAGACTTCCCGCATCTCCACCTTGTGCCCAAGGAATTCACTGCGAATGTGAAGTGGAGGCGGGAAGTCTTGTTGCAGGCCGCAGAGGATGCCGTGTTCGCGGCCTCGATCCGGCAGATGTGCGCCGAGGACTGCCTGTTCTACGTCAACGGCTTTGCCTGGACCTACGATCCGCGCGATACGAAGGTGCCCAAGAAGCCGTTTATTACCTACACCGAGTTCCAAGACGATGCCATAGCTGAGATGATCGACTCGATCGAGGGCGGCTACGACATCGCGTGCCCCAAATCCCGTACCATGGGCGCTTCGTGGATGGGCCTGTCGGTTTTCGAGTGGATGTGGCACTTCCGACACGATCTGAGCTTCCTGCTGATCTCGCGAAACGAGGATTACGTCGATAAGAAGGGCAACCCCAAGGCCCTGTTCTGGAAAATCGACTTCCTGCACGAGAATCAACCCAAATGGTTGCTCCCGAATGATCGCTGGCTGGGCGACCGAGATCCCAACCGCAAAGGCCTGCACCTCGCGAACGCTGATACCAAGAGCGTGATGGATGGCGAGTCCACGACCGGCGACGCTGGCCGCGGTGATCGCCGAACGGCCATGTTCATGGATGAGCTTGCGGCTTTTGAGCTAAACGACGGCTTCAAGGTGCTGAAGTCCAGCCGCGATACCACCAAATGCCGGATCTTCAACTCCACCCCGCAGGGCGCGAACAACGCCTTCTTCGAGGTGTGCCACAACTCCGGCGCCCGGGTGATCCGAATGCACTGGTCGAGCCACCCGCTCTACAACCAAGGCCTCTACACCGCCGAGCGCGGACCCAACGGGATTATGGTCCCTAAGCTACTGGACGATTTCAAAGGCTTCGTGAAGACCCAGCGTAAGGAGTGGGAGGAGCCCAAGGAATTTCTCTACCCGGACGACTATCCGTTCATGCTTGACGGCAAGCAGCGGTCCCCCTGGTACGACGGCGAGTGCAGCCGGTGCGTTTCCGAGCAGGAAGTGGCCCAGGAACTCGACATCGACTTCCTCGGATCCGACTACCAATTCTTCGACGCCGAGTTCATCGACATGCTGATGAACGAATACTGCACGGAGCCGGTTTTGATAGGCCGGCTACTCTACCAGCCAGACAGTTGCGATCCGCAGGGCTTCGAGATCGACCCGAAAGGCCCGCTGCAGCTTTGGTTCAACCTTCCAGGCGCCGGGCCGGTGCTGCGGAGCCGCGATTACTTCCAAGGCCGACACTTCGGGCTGGGATCTGATGTGAGCTTCGGCACCGGGGCCTCGAACTCGGCCACGAGCGTCGTGGATCTCGCCACCGGCAGGAAGGTGGCCCTATGGAAAGACCCGCACACAGATCCGCAGAAGTTCTGCCGGGAAACCGTCGCCCTGGCTAAGTGGTTCAACAACGGATTCATGATCTGGGACTCGTCCGGGCCATCCGGCAAGACCTTCACCCAAGAGCTTCTTGAGACCAAGTATCGTAAGATCTACTACCGGCGAAACGAGGAATCCGCGAAAAAGAAGGTCTCCGATCAGCCAGGCTATTTTCTCAATAGTGAGGCCCGAGCGGTACTTTTGCAGGATTATCGACATAAATTGGGCGCGCGTGAGTTCATCAACCCGAGTAGGGCCGGAATGCGCGAATGTCTGCAATTTATCGTCCAACCAGGGGGAAAAGTCGAACATTCGGCCTCTGCGAACTCCCAAGATCCCCGCGGCGCCCGGGAAGCACATGGTGATGAAGTGGTTGCCGATGCGCTGGCAAGTCGTATATTGACTATGAAGCCACAAACGGTGAACGCCAAGGAACCGGAGCCGCCGTACATGAGTCCCGCATGGAGAATGCGGGAGGCTGAGAAGGAAAAGGCGGCTTCGAAACGAGAGGATTGGTGATGAACCCGAGGAATCCGCGTGAGTTCAAGAAACTCACCGAGGCCGTGCGTGAATCACGGCGCAAGCTGACTCCATTCCGCGAGAGGCGGGTGGAGCTTGTGAAATTGCTGTGCGGTAGTGAGTACGGCGAGGACGGATCTGCCGAGGCACAGACCGTCTACATGAACATGATGGCCCAGGCCTTGAACATCTACACCAGACAATTGGCCGCACGAGCCCCCAAGGCCAAGATCACCTCCCCATACCGCGAACTCAGACCCATGGCCCGTAATCTCTCGATTGCCTGTGAGGACGTGGCCAAGGAAACACGCCTCGGGAGAGTGCTTCGCCGGGCTGTCATCGAGAGCATGGTCGCACCCATGGCCGTGGTCAAGGTCGGCCTGGAACGAACCGGCCTGATGGAGATGGAGGGGGTTGAGGGCGGTGTCGATGTGACCGAGCCCTTTGTTAGTCTGGTCAGTTACGACGACTACGTTCGAGATATGAGTGCCCGTTCGGCGTACGACCCCGCCTACGAAGGCGACACCTACTACAAGACACAAAATGAACTTCGGGAGATGTACCCGGATCTGCCGGAGGACATGTTCGATCCAGGCGGCGGCGAGTCCAGCGGCGAGACTGGCGAAGTGGACATGCAGGGGGAAGAGGGCGAGGATCGCGCCGAGTCCATTAGTCACGATGAGATCAGTGGCGACGACAATTTCAATGGCAAGATCGCCATGCAGGATCTCTGGTTACCGAAAGAGCGGTTGCTGGTGACCTACTTCAAGAACAAGCCCGACAAGGGCCCGTTGAATGTGATCGAGTACGACACCAACGAGCGCGGCCCGTACCACCAGCTTTTCTACACCGACGTTCCCGACAACGCGATGCCTCTTCCCCCGTTCTCGCTCCTGAAGAATATGCAGGAGCTTGCCAGCAGCCTTTTCCGTCGTCTGTCCCAGCAGGCCCGCGACCAGAAGCGCGTGGTCGGCTTTGACAACGAGCAATCGGCCAACCGGTTCAAAGAGGCTTATGACGGAGATGGCGTCTGGTGGGAAGGGATGCAGCCGACGAACCTAGAGGCGGGCGGGATCGACCAAGCCAACTTGGCGCTCCTGCTTCAGGTCCGCGACATGTTCTCATGGTCCGCAGGCAACCTCGACTCGCTTGGGGGCCTGGCTCCCATGTCCGATACGGTCGGCCAAGAGGAACTGATGGCGCAGTCGGCCTCGGCCCAGCTTGCCGACATGCAGGATGCCGTGGCTGAGTTCGCGCGCGGGATCTTCGAGCAGATCGCGTGGTACGAGTGGACCGATCCGGTTCGGGAGCGCGTGCTGCAGAAGGAGATCGACGGCGCCGACATCACCATTCCGGTGAAGTGGACGCCAGAGACCCGGCAGGGCAACTTCCTCGACTTCAACTTCGACATCAACCCGGTCTCGATGCGCGATGATAACCCGGCGCAGAAGGTTCAGAAGATCCAGGCCGCGCTGATGAACGTCTTTTTGCCCATGGAGCCCTTCCTGGCGGCTCAAGGGCTCACCGTCGATGCCAAGCGGCTCTCCGAGCTGGTGGCCGACTACTCCAACATGCCGGAACTCGAACAGATCATCGTACCGATCGACCCGGCGATTGCCGCGGAAGGTCAAGCGGGTCCGGTGGGCAACCCGAAGCCGGCCGTTACGACCCGGAACTACGTCAGGCACAATCGCCCAGGCGCTACGCGGCAGGGCAAGGACAAGGCCATGATGCAGACGCTTCTTGGCTCAAAGGTTCAGGGGGATGAGATGGCCGCACTCGCGAGGGGTAACATCTGATGCCCGTGTACTGCTTCATCAGCCCGGACGGCACTAAAACCACCGAGAAGTTCTTTCCGATAAGCAAGGCTCCTGACCATCTCATGTTCCAGGGTGAGCGGTGGGAACGCAATTGGGCTGCGGAGATGCACGGCGGCACCAAGAGCAGCACTTGGCCGCAGTATTCCAACGCCATGGGCGTGAGCCTGGCCGAGGATCAGAGTAAGTACCGGCAGTACGGGAAATCGAAAGGTGTAGACATCAAGTTTGACAGGCGGGGCCGAATGGTGTTTGATTCCAAGGGCCACCGCAAGCAGGTTTGCGAGGCCTTGGGCGCCACCGACAAGGACGGTGGATACGGAGACCCTTTTTCAGGATGAGGCAGCAGCTATGAGTGATTTGGACAGAGAACCCCAACCCGGCGACAATCCTCTCGATGAGGAGTTCCAGGCAGATCTGGACGCCGCGATTGATGAAGAGATCGAGCGTTCGACCGTGAAAGATCCGGTCGCGACCGATGATAAACCGAACCCTCCTGAGAATTCGGAGGAGAACGGTGCGCCCGCCCCTCGTGACGACGAGCCGGGCAATGACGAGCCCGTGGACAAGGACGACGACGGTGAGGAATCTCCCGTCGACACCGCCCTGGTTGAGCGTGCTGTCAGGGCCGGTCTGTCGCTGGAAGATGCCCAGAAGGTATCGGACAGTGATGCACTGACCCGCATTGTTGAGCAGTTGGAGTCCAAGGCCGCGCCCAAGGGGGACGAGGATGAGCCCCCGAAGGATGAGCCCAAGGACGATCAGACCAGCTATCTCGACATGATCCCCGAACTCGACGTTGCGGACGGCTACCCGCCCGAGATCGTTGAGGCCTTCAAAGGCATTAAGGGGGCCATGGGTGAGTTGATGGCTGAGAACGAACGACTCAAAAGTGGCGGCTCCGAGGGAACTTGGGCCGACGCACAGTACGCCGCCCTCGACAAGGGTTTCGAGGCGACCTTTGGCAAAGGGAAGACCGCAGAAATCACCGACAAGAAGCAGATCGCGGCGCGAGAGAAAGTCGAGCGCCACGCGAAGTTCTTTGTCGATGAGGACGGCCTCTCCCAGGAGGACGCCTTCAAGAAAGCCATCGAGGTCGGGTTCGGCGATGTTGCGAAACAAATCAAAGGTTCGGCAGTAAAGGATGCTGCCTCCCGGCGTTCCCGCAAGGCGGTCAACCGCCCGCGGAATACAGACGGCAGATTCGCCTCTGATCGCGACTACGACGACTACGGCAACGAGAGTGATCGGGAAGCCGATGCTGTCGCCGCCGTTTCCGGTATGATGAAGGAGGTCGAGGATTGACCTCCAAGAAAGGATGAACCATGGGTAAGGTTCTTACCCCGGCACAGATGCCTGATGCTGTCATCGCTACTCTCAACCGCCTGAACAAGGGCAAGTGGATTGGCGAAATGACCGACATTCAGGAACATGTCGGATTCCGTCAGATGGTCCGTAGCAAGCGCGAGACCGAAGGCTCCGGCCTCGGCACGACCGTGCGCTACGTCATGGACCACAACCACAGCGCCCAGCACACCGGCCTTTTCGGGACGATGGAGTTCGAGCGCGACGACGCGATGGTCGAGGGCACGGTGCCATGGACTTACACCGATGGCAACATGGTCTTCGATGAGCGTGAGCCGCGCATGAACAGCGGCCCGGAGAAGATCGTGGATCTGGTCAAGATGGAAAACTCGCGGATGATGGCCTCCGTGGTCGAACTCTGCGAGCAGGACATCTGGGGCAAGCCGGCCACCTCGAACGACAACGATACCCCGTTCGGTATCGAGTACTGGGTGACCAAGAATGCGACCCTCGGGTACAACGGTGGCGACCCCACCGGTTTCTCGGCCGGCCGTGCGGGCATAAGCTCGAACGACCACTCCCGTCACAAGAACTTCACCGGTGGCTATACCTCCTACAGTGATGAGGCCGAAGACGGCCTGATCTACATGATGGAGATGGCTGCGGCGAAGACGCGGTGGGTTGCCCCGTCGCCGGAACCCGGCATGGGCCGGTCTGGCTACTCGCGTGGCGTCTACTGTAACTGGGATACCCACTACGGTCTCAAGCAGATCGCGAAGGGTAACAACGACAGCCTCGGCTATGATCTGTCCACCCAGGACCCGATCTTCCGCGGTGCCCGGCTGCAGTACGTTCCGTACTTCGACAACAAGAGCGATAACCCGCTCTACATGATCGATCACAACCACCTCTACGCGGAATTCCTCAAGGGGTGGTTTATGAAGCGCATCAAGATCATGCGCTTGCCGAAGCAGCCGCACTGTTTCGCAGTGATCGTGAGTCTGGTTTGGAACGTGTGCTGCGACGATTTGCGTCGTCAGGCCGTGTTCCATCGCGCCAGCTAGTGACTGGCTTTCTGGGCCGGGCACGTTGCCCGGCCCATTACTGGTAGTCGCGCAATGGCTACCGAAACGGGCCCCGCGCAATGGGGCATTTTTGAAGGAGTGTTCGCATGAACTATGCGCGACACAAATCGCAGGCGATGAAGTTCCAGAAGAGGCTCTGGCTCACCGCAACGGCAGGGACTACCCTCTATAAGGGGCAGGCTCTCTGTTACAATCGTGATTACGGCACCGCCACTGAGCGTGACGGCGAGCGCGACAGCCGCGTGGAGCTTCCCAGCACCACGAACAACTTGCGCTTTGCTGGTGTGCTGGATCACAACGTGACCGTCCCGTCGAATGGCGAGATTAAGGTCACGATCAACGAGCCGGGGAGCGTCTGCGACCTCTGGATCGGTTCGGATACCGTCGTGGACAGCACCTACTTGTGGGCGCTGGCCGGTGACGGTGGCAAGGGCATCTTCCGCAGCGATGTGGGTGCTTGCCTGGGCCGTGGTGCGGCCCTCGCGCTTCAGACCAACGCTAGTGGCGTTCTGGTCGAGAGCATCGACGGCACCGCCGTGGTAAACGGCACTGCCGTAGCCAAGACCGGCCTGTTCGCTGGCGCGGCAGCTGGCGACAAGCTGGTCATCATGGCCAGCGCGACCGCAGCCGGTGCTGCGGGCGCAACTCCGGGGGTCTACACCCTCGCGAGCGTGACCGATGATGACAACGCTGTCCTCACCGCTTCGGCCTCGTCCGGTGCGTCTGAGTTCGCCGGTTTTGTCCAGTCGGCCAACCCCCAGACCTGCCTCGCCCTCCTGTTGGACGGCGAAGAGAGTGGTCTGGTCGAGTGGATCAATGTCCTCGACAACGCGGCCTCGGCTGCGATGGTTGCGGGCGCGACCCACGTTCTCGGCGGCGTGACTCTTGGTACGGGCGACTGCACCGACACGCTGGCTGACGGCACCTTTACGGGCGAGAAGAAACTGATCGCTCTGCACGGTGCCCTCACCACGCAGGACTACCTCGTGACCGTGACCTCGGGTATCCAGATGGATGGCTCGACGGCTCTCGCGACTGTGGAGTTCGACGCGGATGGCGACTACGCGCTCTTGGAGTGGGTGGTTTCCAACTGGCAGCTCATCAGCTACGCCGGGCCTACCCTGGCCTAGTCTGAGTTCGCGACCGGGTGGCGGGGTCTACTTCGCCCCGCCACCCACTTTTTGAAAGGATGGCAGCATGGGCAGCAACAAGATGCCGGATCATGTGGCGAACGACTTTCGCCGTATGTTGGGCCTGTCGGAATCGGATGCGATTCCCGCGGATCTGGAGGACAACTACGTCCGGTATCGGCACATGAAGGATGTGTGTAGCGCGGGCACCGTGACCCCGAGCGAACTGATCCTTCTGATCATGATTACGATCCCCACGGCAGAGTCGCGGGTTCTTCGCCCTGGTGTGAAGGTGACCACGGTCTACAAGGGGAAGCGGGTCTCCGGGCTCTTTGTTGAAGATCCCGGTGGCGATGAGGTACATGTCAAGGTCGATGATATGAAGTACCAGAAGGTGCTTCGACAGGACACAGAGGTAGAGTAATGAAGCAAGAACACGCCATCGAATGTGTGGTCTATTCGGGAAAGTCGATCAATGCGTCTAGCGGCGATGTTCAGTCGATCCTCGACATCCTGGGTGCCACTGACGCGCAGAGGGCCAAGGACGACCGGGAAGCGGTGCGGTGGATCGAAGTGCGCCAGCACAGCGCGGCCTTCCACTACGGAAACTCCGATCACAGCGACAAGGATGTGCAGGCCGCATATGCGCCGTACTTCCGTCACGGCAATTACCATCAGATGGCTAACACCTACTTGAGGGCTGTCGCTGATGCGGCAATCACCAGTGTGGTGATCGAAGTGGGCTACGCGACCACGGCCGAAGCGGCAGCACGGAAGGGCTGAACATGTCGGATCTGATCCCCGAGCGCATCTCGCGGCCACCGATTCGGCGGCAGAGGCAGTTGAACGACGAGGACAACAACTACACCCCAATGATCATCGAGGGGTTGACGTTCAACGCACCGCTGCGCCATGATGCGGATGCGATTTACTCTGCAAACGGTGACTCGGTTCCTGCGTTTGAATCCGAGGATGCCGATGGCACCTACCTCAGTCGATTTACGGGTCAGATCCTTGACGCCCAGGCCAATACCACCCGCATCGAGCGCGAAGGCGCCCTGCTTGAAGAATCAGCGACAAACGCCCTGACCTACTCCGAGGAACTCGACAACGTGGCCTGGACGCCGGGCAATCTTCTCATCGTTGCTCCGAATGCCATTATGGCTCCAGACGGGACAATGACTGGCGACACGATTGCTGAGGATGACACCGCAGGGGTGGAGCATTACATCGAGTACGGTGGGTTGCCAATGGCGTCAGATACGTCACACTTCGCTTCGATCTACGCTCGTCCAGGGATCAATGACTGGATTCGCATTCATGTGACGACCAGCGCCGGGACGCACTACTGCTACTTCAACGTGGTTACTGGCGAAGTCGGCCAAAAATCCGGCACTATTCCGCAGTATTGCTATGCAGAGAAGTGCCCCTGTGGCTGGTATCGCTGCGTCATGTGCTTTCTCACTGGTGCTGGGTTGGTTGGAAACTCGCAATTGCGGATCAACTCGGCCACGGCTGATGGCACGGTGGTCTACAACGGGGCTCGTAATGCCAGCTTCTATGGTTGGGGTGCCCAACTAAACACGCTCACCGACACTTCATACATCCCGACCGCTGCCGCCGCTGTGAACCGGGCCGCACCGATCCTGGCCTTCAACACTGCCGGGCATCTGAATACCAGTAGCGGAACGATCATGCTTGCGTGGAGGGCAAAGGCCCCACCAAGCAATGATCTCTCGGCCATTTTTGAGGACTTCACTTTAGACGGTGGTGGAAACGGAATAGCCATCACAGTGAACATAGCTGGGTTCTTGACGTTCACTGTCTTTCGTAATTCAGCGGCGACATTCAGTCACACTATAACTGCTCCGGCTCCGGGCGAGATCGCCGTGTTGGCTCTGACCTGGGACGATAGCAATGGGATCGCTGCATACGTCAACGGTAAGCTCGGGCTGAACTCTCCCGCTGCCTTAACGGCAGCGGATCATAACGATTACTTTGCTATCGGTAGCTCTTTGGTTGGGCTGATTCCCGTCAGCGGGAACTACTCTCATGTACTGATATACGACCGGGCCCTTGGCTATGATGAGATCGCCGGGACCTGCCATTGGGATTACGGTCGCTGGCTCGGTGAGCTGGGCTGGGAACCGGAGGCATTGACATGACCACGCCCGAAGTAAAAGCAATCCTTGCTGGCCTGCCAGATCTGAGCGGAGCCCC